GAAGTAGTTGGGAAAGAAAGTTTTGCCACTGGTGTGATCATAATGAAGAAGTAATAAAATGGGCATCTGAACCTTTCTCTGTAAAATACTTTAATATGTTAGATAAAAAGTTTCATAATTATTATCCAGATTTTTATATGAAAATGGATAAAGGTGGTATAATGGAAGAATTTGTAGTAGAGATAAAACCTAAAGCACAATTACAAAAACCTAAAGCACCAAAAAGAAAAACAGCAAAGGCTTTAAAAAACTTTCAACATGGATACGAAACTTATGTAAGAAACCTTTGTAAAACTGAAGCATTAAATAAAATGGCAAAGTTAAGAAATTTTAAAGTAATGCTATTAACAGAAGACTCAAAATTATTCTAATGGCAATAATAGGATCCTTTCAAGAAGACTTAGATATTTACCTTGCAGATTATAAAGGTAGAAGTGGAGCATCTAAACAGTCTGATAAAGAATTAAAAAATATAGGGAGTGCGGCAAAAGGTATTTTAGATAATGGAAAAATGTATTCTTTTGAATATTTTACTCCAGCTGAAACATTCTATGATACATACCCTTTAGTTTTAGGATTAGGTAAAAGTGATAATGATCACCAACTTGGCGTTAATCTTCATTATATTCCTTATGATGCTAGACTACCATTTCTTTCAGATGTAATTAAATCATTTAAGAATACTATATCATCTGCAATAAATAAATCTCCAGGTAATCCTGCTGCTCAACCTAGATTAAGTGAATTTACATATGAAAATTTAAAAAAGTCTTTAGGAAGAAAGTATAATCTTACGTATGCTATTAGGCAATATAGATTAGATAGAATAAGAAAACAGAGGATGTTAGGATATGAGGATTGGTATATAGGTGCCGTTAACAATCAAAATCATTTCTTTGGTGGAAATATAAATGAGGCACAAGCATTATATTACAAGAATATATAAACAATAAAAGATAAAACAATATGGCAGGTTTTACTGATAGAAGAGGACCCTTAAGTACAGGCAATCCAGTAAGGAAGATTTTAAAGGATCTTTCTAATTTAGGCATGGCTTACGATGATATGATTATTCGTAATTCACGAGCGGTTGGGTTTACGGAAAATCAAATGGGTTATACCTTTAATCCAATGGGCTCTGATGCCGATGATATGTACAGCGCATTTGCTGCACTATCTTTAACGGATACTACAATGAAAAAGAATATCTCTATTTTTGATAGGGATTATGAAAGAAAGAGAGACCAGCTTAGAGAATACGCAGTACAGGATGAGATAGAAGATATCTTAGATGTAATTACCGATGAGGCAATTGTATTTGATGAATCTAATTTTATGGCATATGCTGATTTTCACGGTCATATTGCAAGTTCTATCGAAGATGAAATAGATGATGTATATAATAACCTTTATAATTACTTTGGCTTTAATGATTCGGTACAGCCTTGGAATTATTTTAGAAAATGGTTAGTTGATGGATTCCTTGCATTTGAAATAGTATATAATGATAAACAAACAGAGATTATTGGGTTTAAAGAATTGGATCCTATTTCCTTAATGCCTGGTATTGATACTGACACTGGAAAGAAGCAGTGGGTACAATATAAAGGGCAAGGTGCTAAAGAGAGAAAGTTATGGGATTCTCAAATTATATACCTTTCTTATTCACAAGTTAATTCCCCAATGAGAATATCTTATGTCGAGAGATTAATAAGATCATTTAATCTTTTAAGAATTATGGAAACTACTAGAATTATCTGGGCTGTTTCTAATGCTTCATTTAAAACTCAATTTATTATACCAGTTGGTGGTAAATCTAAAACTAGAGCAAAGCAATCACTTGCACAGTTAATGAATTCATATAGAGAGGTTGTAGATTTTAACCAAGAAAGTGGTGAAATTGTAACTAACGGAAAACCAATGATGCCGTTTAATAAAGAGTATTGGTTACCTTCAAAAGACGGTGAATCACCAGAGATTAGTACAATCGGTGGAGATGGTCCTGACTTAGGAGATACTGAATCTCTAAAGTATTTTGCTGATAGACTAAAAATGGCTTCTAAAATTCCTTTCTCAAGATTTGATAAAGAAGGAGGTAATACATATGATATGGATGCCAGTGGAATGTTAAGAGATGAAATTAAATTTTCTAAATTTGTTGATCGTTTAAGATCAATATTTCAGGAAATATTAGTTAAGCCTATGTATCTTCAGATGTGCCTTAACCATCCTGAATTAAAAAATGATGTTTCATTTAAATCAGGACTAGGACTTAATTTTGTTAAAGATAATGTCTTTGAGGAAATGAAAGAAATGGAATTACAGACTAAGCGAGTTGATTTTATCGGTAACCTAAAAACTCAGTTGAGTACTATGACAGCAGAAATGGAGGAAATTCCATACTTCGATTTAGGATTCTTGGTTAAGAGATATGGTGGCTTTACTCGTGAAGATTTAAAGGCTAATGCTAGAGCTAAAGAAAGAGCTGATTTAGAGAAAGAAGGGTATTCTGAAAAGGATATAGAAATGATCCTTTTAGGTGCTGATAAAGCAGATTTTAAACCAGAAAAGAAAGAAGGTGCAGCTGATGAGGATCCATTAGCAGACCTCTAACAAAAACCTTACAGAGATTGTAATATATAAATCAAATAACTACTAGAAAATGTCAGGAAAAAAATTATTAATTCTTGAAAGACAAAAATCAAATTTAGATATAACAACCGGCGATGACGGATCTGTTGTACTAGAAGGTGTATTTACCGAATTTGATGTTAAGAACAAGAATAACCGAATTTATGAGGAGAAAGAAGTAATGCCTCACATTAATGAATTACAAGAAAAGGTTAAGACCAATAAACTTCTAGGTGAATTAGACCATCCTAAAGATTTTGATGTTAGTTTGGCTAATGTCTCTCACGTTGTTGAATCTTTAGATTATGATAAAGAAAAGAAGCAGGTTATTGGAAAAATAAGATTACTGAATACCTCTAAAGGAAAAGAAGCACAAGCACTTATTAAGGATGGTATTCCTTTACATATTTCAAGCAGAGCTGCTGGTACAGTAGATGAAAATGGTAAAGTTAAAATTAAAAAGTTTTTTACTTATGACTTGGTTGCAGATCCTGGCTTTGAAAATGCTGAGTTATCAAGAGTAAATGAATCTTTTGGTTTAAGTAATGATGATGGTATATTAATCTACGAAATGGAAGAAACTGAAAATAACGATAATAAAAAAGATCTAACGATGGAAAATAATAATTTTGTAACTGTTGAAGATTTTCAAAAGTATACTGAATATGTATCAGGTGTTCTTAGTAATGTTAAAGAATCTACTAATTCTAATAATGATGAGGTAATGGAAAAACTTATTAAGTATACCGAGCACATTGCAGAGAAAGTGAATCAGGTTACTGATTATGCTGAATACTTATCAGAGAATCTTGATAAAAACATTTCATACTCTGACTACTTAGCAGAGAATGTAAATTCAATTAAAGACTATGCGTCTTATTTAGCTGAAGAACTAGATGGAAGTATTCAATATGCTGAACATGTAGCTGAAATGGCTGACAAAGGAATTCAATATTCTAACTATGTTGCTGAAAACTTAGAGAAGAGTATTGACTATTCTGAATACGTTGCTGAAAAGGTTGACCAGAATATTGCTTATTCTGAATATCTTGGTGAAAATGTAGATAAGAGCATTAAGTATGCTGAGTATATTGCTGAAAATGTAAACACTCCTAATGCTGAATCTATTAATGAAGGTACTGTTAATGAATATGGTATGAAGGAAGGTTCTATGCCAACAATGGAAGAAGTTTCTAAATGTATGGATGAAGGAATGACTTATGAACAAGTTTGTGAAAAGTATCCTGATGCTGATAAAGCAAAATTAAAAGAAATGTGTGAATCATGTGGTAAAACTCATGAGACTGTAGATTATAAAAATTCTATTGAAGAAAAATTAGAAAAGTTAATTGCAGCTGCTGAAGTTAAGAATGTATCTGAAATGCACTTTATGAATTTCTTAGGTGAATCTAAAAAGAATGAATTTAATTCTTTATCTACAGAGAAGCAAGCTATGATTGTAGAATCAATGAATGCTAAACCAATTATGTCAACTATACAGGCTGAAAATGTTTGGGAATCTAATTTTATTGAAAAGAAAAGAGGATTAGATGTTGTTACTGATATGCCAGAAAAATTCAAAGAAAAATGGAATAACCTTTCTGAAGCAAGACAAAGTCAAATTATTTCGGAATCTAGGTTCCACCCTGTAAATAATCAATATGGAATTAATAACTTCTGGTCAACTAGAGATCTAAGGGATACTCAAATTGTAACAGAATCTATTAACGAAAGTAAAACTGCTGCTGAGGCCGCGAATACAAAAGAGCCATTAGTAAATGAATCTTTTAAAAACGACTTAGTAAACAAAATGAAATTCAGATTAAATAGATAATCATTTAATCTAAAAGATATTAATCGAATGGTTAAGAAGAAAAGAACCGAGGCGATTAAATAAACGGAATTGAAAGATTCCACAAAAATGCGAAAAATAATTTTTTAAAAATGTACGCAAATCAATTAATCAACGAGGCTGAGGTTCAAAAGACCTGGGGCCCTATCATTGAGGAAAGTACTGGTATTACTGAAAAGTCTAAGTTATCTTGGATGTCTAAGTACTGTCACTACCACAATCTTAATGAGAGTGTATATAATACTGTACACTTAAATCCAAACATGAATGTTCAAGGTATGGGTGCAACTGCTTTCCCAAGCGATCCTACTACAATGAACAACTTCAACGGTAATATGACTGCCGGTTCTGGAGATAGACCATTCTCTTTGTTGCCACTTGCTATGCAGGTTGCTGCTCAGACTGTAGGTTTAGACTTAGTACCAGTTGTACCAATGCAAGGTCCTATGGGAGTATTAACTTACCTAGACTTCGTATATGGTGGAGGTAGAACTACCGATGCAGGTGGAAAAGTAACTGATTCTGCTCCATTACTAATTAAAGCTGATTTAACTTTAGCTTCAGGTGTAGCTGCATTAGCAGTTAACCAATTAGTATATGCTGCTTCAACTGCTGCTAACAATGCTGCTTACGAATTAACTTACGTAGGTAAATCTAGAATCGATGGTTACTCAATCTTCCGTGTAAGAGGTAATGGTGTTGCTACTGATACTAACTTTGCTCAAGGTGAAGAAGGTTACGAACCAATTTATGAAGCTGTTAAAGGTGGTGTAGATTTCTATTCTGATATCGCTACTGCAGCAGTTATCGGTGCATGGGGTGATACTCCTGAATATGTAAAAGCTTTAGAGGACCATATTACTGGTTTCTCAGGTAATGCATTTGAGGATAACAACCCACTACCTGGTGCTACGAACGTTCCTGGATTCTTAACTGAGTCTATTGACGGAACTGATCCTTACCAAAGAGGTGTTGGAGAATCAACTCCAGACAATATCATGGGACTAAGCTTATTCAACAAGTCTGTTGCTGCTAAAACTTACCAAGTTGCTGCTGCCGTGACTAGAGAACAAGTTCAGGATTTGAAACAATTCGGAATCGACGCAGTTGCTCAAGTAGAAGCTGTATTGGTGAATGAATTAACTCAATCTATCAACAAATATATCTTAGATAGAATCTTCAGAAATGGAGCTGAAAATGCTAAGAATATTAATGCTGTTGACGGTTTACAGTTATCAGCTTCTTACGGAACAACTGCAGCACCTGCTGTTGTAATTCCATTAGGACCTGGAAACGATAGCAATACTAACATTAATGCAACTGTTGCAAGAACGTTAGTTGGTGCAGGTGGTGAAACACAAGGAACTTTACAACGTAGGTTGTATACTAAAGTACTTGCTGCTTCTAACCTAATCGCAACAAGAGGAAGAAGAGGACCTGCTACTTTCGCAGTAACTTCTGGAGAAATTGCTACGGCACTTCAGGATGTTGCAGGATTCGTACCTTACCCACTATCAAATACAATCAACCAAGCTGGTGGATCTTTATATCCAATCGGTGCTTTGGCTGGTGTAACTATTTATGTTGATCCAAACATGGCTTGGACTGACTATAGAGTTGCTGTAGGTAGAAAAGGTGATGGTAATTCTCCTGGTTTAGTATTCATGCCTTACTTAATGGCTGAATCTGTTGAAACAATCGCAGAAGGAACTATGGCTCCTAAAATCGCGGTTAAATCTAGATTCGCTTTAGTAGACGCTGGATTCCACCCAGAAACAATGTATTACACATTAGGTTTTAACTTCGAGGCTGGTACTAGTATCATCTAAGAATAAAAACTTATAATACAGTTTTAAAAGGTTCGCTTAACGGCGGACCTTTTTTTTGTCTTATATTAGTTGAATATATAAAAAAATCAATAACTAGATATGAAAAGAGTAAAATCATACAATGAGTTTATAGCTGAATCTAATAATAAAAATGTAGATGAAGGTATTACTGACATTAAAGGTATTGCATCTAATCCTATAAAATGGAAAAAGATTAAAAACAATGCTAAGAAGTATCAACAGACTAAAGTTCAAATAGCTTTAAATAATGTTGATCATGCTAAGAAGAAAGAAAAGTCTTCAGGTAAAATAGATCCTAAGCAAAAGGAGGTTTTAGATGCTGCAAATAAAGCTAAGAACCAAGCGTTAAAAGATAAAGCATCTGCGGTTAGTCAAAGAATGAAAGATTTAGCTTCAACTGATGCTCTTAAAAAGGTTGTAACCATTGCAACAACAAAAGCTAACCTAGCCGCAGCAGAAACTGCTCTTAAAGCTGCTGATGGCGAAGAATCAAAACAACTTAAGATTAAAATTAAAAAATTAGCAGGTCAGGCTGCTGATGCACAGCAAGCATTAAAGGATTATGAATCAGAAGGTGATAAGGAAGTTAAATTACCAGGTGAAGATGAAAAGGCTGCAGCTGCAGAAAAGGCAAAGTTAGCTAAAGAAAAAGCTGAGAAGGCTAAAGAAGCTGTTGAAGGCGAGATTACTAAAGCTAAAGCTGCGTATGATAAAGTAAAAGACGGCGAAGATGAAAAGGCCAAACTACAAGCAGAAATTAAATTTAAACAAGCTCAACAGAAAAAAGCTAAATTAGATGGTAATGATGAATTGTTCCAAGGTTTAGGAAATGACATTGGGGAGATTATGAAAAAGATAAAGGCTATTGATCCGAATGCTGAAACTGAAACAGAGACCGAGACTGAAACAGAGACCGAGACTGGTAAAGATGATCCAGGTGCAAAATTAGAAGCTGATATTAAAGCCTTTAATGATAACATAGAAGCTGAGAGAACTACAATGAATAAAGCTACTAAAGATTTGGAACAGGCTAAAAGAGATCTAAAAACCGGTAGAGGTTCTGAGGAACAAGTTCAAAAGTTACAAAAGGCAATTGAAGATAGTAAAGAAGATATTGCTGAACTTAAGAAAAAGGAAGCTGATGCTAAAAAGAAATTGGCTGCACTATCTAAACCTAAAGGAGAATCATTTCAACCACTCGAAGAAACAGTTTCTGAAAAGTTTAGAAGGTTAATGAATAATGTATAAAGTCCGTAAGATAAACTTTGGATGGTATAAAAGGAGGCATGGAATTCTATTGGAGAATCTGCCTCCTTTGAAGCAACGATTTATGATAGAGAATAATTATCTTAAATGGTTGGATTCAGATACTCAGGCATTTGAGATTATCTTTAAAGTTGAGGATATGAATGAGCATGAAAAAAATCCTAATCGTATACTTTGGAATCCTTTCAGGGAAACTTTTACAAACATTAAAGAATTAGAAAAAGATTCTGATGTTGTGGATTGGAATTGTGGTATATGTAAAGTTGAAATTAAATCTAGAATGGATTCTAGGAAGGTTGAAAACTTTGTTTGTAATAAGTGTTCAGATGCTCATAACTCCCGGAATAAAAGAGTTGATCAAAGAATAATAGATTCGTCAATCAAATTTACCCAACACTGTAAATCGTTATTAAAAGGTGAACAAAGAGAGTTTATGACTTATGTACGCAGATCATCAAAGGGATAACGATTCTTCTATAGTTATTTTTTTAAATACATTTAATTTACTCGTAGGGCATGCATTAAAAATTTGTATACCTTTACCTTTGATATGTTCCTTTAGAATATCAAACCCTGGTAAAAAGTGTTTATTATAAATAGTATCAGCTGTTGCATTAATTGGGTACCCATCATGAAAGTGACTAACAGTTCCACTATTTCCCATATCATAACCTAATAATACTATTTTCTTAGATCCTAAATGTAATGCTAAATTAATGGCAGCATATCCACTATTCATTCCGTGAGCTAATGTATTTGGTGAAGTTTCTAATCCATATTTTACACCTCTCTTTAACAAATGAATATCTTCCGTAAGTTCTCTTCTAGGGGCAATCGTATATTTTAAACCTTTAAAACTATCAATATCTTTTTTATGCCAATTATAAAATCTACCATCCGTCCAATATAAAACATTCGCATTAGGATAGCTTAGTAGTGCTTTGTTTATAACTATTGTTTTTTTATCATTTAACCTATTCCAATTAAACCCTTTTAATGATGGCCCACCACCAATAATGTATACAGTTTCGCCAGCCCATATTCTTGGTACAGGTTTAAATACCTTTGGTGTATTCCAATTAGGATTTACATTTTTTCTAT